CCGGCAAGGTGCACCCGTACCACCTGAAGGCGGTCAGCGGCGGCGGCTCCACCGTTTACGGCTGGGTAAACGCTGCGGACATCTCGACCGGCAGCACCGGCACGGCCACGAGCTACCGCGTGCGGACGACGGCCGACGTGCTGAACATCCGCAAGGGCCCCGGCACCAACTACGGCGTCGCCGGCCAGATCAAGGGCAAGGGCATCTACACCATCGTCGCCGAAGCCGCAGGCCCCGGCGCGACCAAGTGGGGCAAGCTCAAGAGCGGCGCGGGCTGGATCTCTCTGGACTACGTCACGAAACTCTAAAACCGCATAGAAAAGCAGAAACCCGCCCGGAGATCCCGGGCGGGCTTTTTCTGTTATGTGGGGCTTTACTCCTCAGCGTCAGGATCCGGCACTTCACCGGCAGCGGCGAGCTCAGCCTCTGTGGGCTGGAACCGCAGCACACGGCCCTCGGAGTCATAGAAACCGCCGAGCAGGATGGTGAAAATATCGACCAGCCAGCCGATCCCGCAGGCCCCGGCCGTCAGCAGCCAGATGACGCCTGTGCCGGTTTTCCCGACATAGAACCGATGGACACCGAAGAAGCCGAGGAAGATGCACAGCAGCAGCGCCACCGTCTTGCTTTTCGGCGACGTCGGCCGCTGCGCTGCGGGGATGCTGACCGCGCCCTGCTGTGCGCCGGACTTCCCGCCGGAGCTCGTCGTATATGACAGACCCGTCCCGGGGATCCCGACGGTCGTGTGGCTTTTACCCGTCGTGCTGACCGTGTGCTTCAGACCCTTCGGGCCGAAGCTGATGCTCGCGCTCTTTTTGTTCAGGTTTACCCGGACACCCGGGGCCACCTTAAAGCTGCGTCTAAACCTTGTACCCATGCTTTTCCCTCCTATGTGCGCTTTTTAGCGTTTAGTCATCTTTGGCATAATATTACCATGCCAAAACTGGTAAAGTCAATATTGTATAGTCATCTTTAGCATAAAGGGAGGCGAGGGCTGCGAAAATATACAAACCAGACGGCAGGTGCAACATCTCCGGCGAGCGAGTCAAAGAGGCGCGGCTGCGGGCTGGCCTATCACAGGAGCAGCTCGCCTATAAGCTCCAGATCATCGGGCTGGACGTCACGCAGAAGGTCATCAGCCGGATTGAAAACGGCAGCAGAGTCGTCGCTGACTACGAGCTGGACTATCTGGCGACCGCACTCAGCACCACCATCAACCACCTGCTCGGGAAAGAATGAAAAACCGCACGGCATTGACGCCGTGCGGGCTTTTTTATGTGGAAAACTGCATAAAAATGTTGAAAATCCGGCGAATTATGCTTGACATTATAGAGCAAATGCTCTATAATATAATCACAGGCAAGGGATAGCCGAGTACAGAAAGAAAGGAGAGCAAAACCGCGGAAAGGAGGCAAAGCCGTGGATGCTGAGCAGATGAAAAAACTGCTCGAGCTGCTGGAACAGGCTCTAAAGTGTGAACAGGTTGCCACCATTACGATCACGATAAAGCCGAACCAAAAGCCCAAGCAGTAAGGTCGAAGGACGGCGGGAAAAATCCCGCCCGCCGTTCCTTTTCATTATAACCACGAAACCACGGCAAAGTCAAGCGGGAGGAACAACATGGACATCTCGATCAAAGTGACCTACAAAAGCGAGGGGCTGCAAAAGCTCCGCAAGGCTGCCGGCCTGTCTCAGTCTCAGCTCGCCGATCTGGCCGGGATCAAGGTGCAGGTGCTCCAGCAGTACGAGCGCGGTGCCCGGGACATCAACGGCGCGAAGCTGCCGACGCTGCTGAAGATCTGCAACGCGCTGGAGTGCAGGCTGGCTGACATCATCACAGACGAGGAGACGCTCGAGCTCCTGAAAAAGTACGAGGAACACTGACACACAGAAGGGGCGGCCGGCGGGCCGCCCCTTTTCTTTTATCACGGAGGGGAACACAATGGGACAGCACTGGAGCCATCTGACGCCGACCAAGCGCATCCAGCTCGACGCCTTCATCCGCGCAGGAATGAAGCCGACGGACATCGCCAAGGAGCTCGGCGTCCATCATACGACCATCTACCGGGAGCTGAAGCGGTGCACCTATGAGCACCTCAACAGCGACTACACCACCGAGACCAGATACAACCCCGAAGGCGCACAGGCCCGCTATGAGGCCAACCTCCGCGCCAAGGGCCCGGAGCTGAAGATCGGCAACGACTACGAGCTGGCCGACTATCTGATCGCAAAGATCCGCGACGAGAAGTACAGCCCGGAGGCTGCGATCGGTGAGGCCGAGGTCAAGGGCTGGCCCTTCAAGACCCACATCTGCGCGAGTACCGCCTACAACTACATCCGCGGCGAGATCTTCGGCGACGAGCTGACCGTCTCCATGCTGCCGCAGCACGGCAAGCGCCACCAGCCGGAGCGCCCGGCCGGATCCATGCCCCGCAAGCCCGCAGGCCGGAGTATCGAAGATCGCCCCGAGCACATCAATGACCGCAGCACCTTCGGTCACTGGGAGATGGACAGCGTCGAGAGCTGCCAAGGCGTCAGCAACACCTACATCGTGATGACTGAGCGCAAGACCCGCCGCGAGATCATCATCCCCTCGCCGGATAAGACGAGCGCCAGCGTCGTCGCTGCCCTCGACACCCTCGAGAAGAAAGTCGGATCCAAAGTGTTCCCGCTGATCTTCCAGTCGATCACCTGCGACAATGGCTGCGAGTTTGCAGACGCCGCCGGGATCGAGCGCAGCGTCACCGGCCGGGGATCCCGCACTGAGGTCTACTACTGCCACCCGTACCGCCCGAGCGAGCGCGGATCCAACGAGAACCAGAACGGCCTCATACGTCGGCACCTGCCGAAGGGCACCGACCTGAGCACAATCTCCTACGAGGAAACCAAGCGGATCGAGGACTGGCTGAACAACTACCCCCGCAAAATGTTCGGTTATCTGTGTTCCGAGCAGCTTTTCCGGGAAGAAATCGCCCTCATTCTGGCCTCATAAAAAATATTTTTGCTTTTTTGTGCATTTACTCTTGACAAATGGCTGGCTGTCCATTATCATTAAACGCACAGAGACTCAAGTGAGTCGGCTGTGCGTTTTTTCTTTACTACAACCCCATAGGACGGAGGTGAGACTGACGGGAAAGTACCGCTACCTGACCTTCGAGGACAGGAAGAAGATCGAGGCGTGGCATCTGCTCGGAGATCGGCCGGTCGACATCGCGGCCCGCCTGAGCGTCCACCACACCACGATCTACAAGGAGCTCCAGCGAGGCGCGACCGGCACGCTGGACGCCAACCAGCGCGAAGGGTACAGCGCAGAGCTCGCCGAGAGGCGGCTGCGCGAGAGCTTCAAGCGCAGAGGTAAAAGAGCACCGGCCGCACAGTAGCCAAGAACACCCGGCAGCGCCGGGCCGAAGAAAGGAGAGCCCAACATGAAAACGACCACACGACCCCGACGCTGAAAATGGACGAGCTGCGCACCCCCTCCGCGCTGCTCTCTGAAGCGATCCGGCGGTCGTGTTTCTGTTTTTCAGGGACTCGACACCACCAAGATCCCCGGCTCTGGCCGGGCCAAGATGAAAGGAGACCACCATGACACACGATCCGAACGTGTACGGCTATGTAAACGGAAAACCCGTTTTTTCCCGCGACGAGTTCATCTATGAAAGCCGCCGGCGCGGCCCCATCGAGGACGACACCGAGCTCATAGCCTTCGCCGAAAAAGCGACGAGCGGCTGGCATAGCGCCGGCTGGAGCCATAGCTTCATCGACTTTTACATCAGCGACTACGCGCTGAGCGAACCCTTCGCAAGCCTGACGCTAAGTGAGTTCGGGCGCCTGAAGGAGCTCCAGCAAGAAGCGCGCGAAGCCGCCAAAGCAGCGGACGACGCTCGGTGCTGGCAGCTCAAGGAGACGATCAACTGGGCCGACAACAGCGTCGAGGAAATCTACGAGGACAAAGACGGGAACATCAAGCGCATCACGGTCATCGGCCCGCACGGCGACGCCTGCTGAGGAGATGAGGAACATGAACACCAAAGCCATCCGGCAGCTCGCCGACGTCACACTGGACAAGTACCGCAGCTCAATCCCACGCAAAGCCTTCGAGGAGTTCGTGAAGGGCATCATCGCCGGCGAGAACCGCGCGACCGCCTTCAGATACGAGGCAAGCCCCATCTGCCGGGCCTCGTTCCCGTCCACGCTGGACGAGGACGGCGCCCGCTGCACTGTGGAGGTCACGGTCTACCGGCTGAACGCTGTGGCCGTCACCGCCTTCCTGCTGGATGGGCCCGAGACGCTGCTGCGGCACATCGGGCTCGACGAGCGGGACACCTACACCACCAAGCACGAGATCGACGACCTCGTCACCGTCGTGCACATCACCAGAGAGGAGGCAACAGCATGGCAGCACTGAGAGACATCGCCCGGGACTTCGCCGCGGAGATCCGCGACGGCATCGGCTGGACAATCGTGTATCGCACCGGCCGCTCGTGGAACGCCCTGACGATCTGGAGCGACATCTGGAACGGCGAGTGGGAGACCGACGACCTCAACGACGCCATCGGGATCCTGAAGGCCGACCCGGACGCCGTCATCGTCAACGGCTACTACTGCGGCCACTTCGGTGAGGACATGACCATCGACGAGATCGCCGCCGGGATCCGCTGGCACTACGAAGGCGGCCGCAACCGCCTCGCGGACTATTGCGAAGTCACGCAAGGTCGGGACGCCCTCGAGGAGGGCCACAAGGCTGCCGAAGCTGCCGGCCTCCCGTTCTGTGAGCGTCTGGCCGACGGAGGCGACAACGAGCTGAGCCCCTACGTCTACGACGGCAGCATGACGCTCGCCGATCGTGAGAAGATGCAGCAGGCCCGCGAAGCCTTCGAGAAGCTGGCCGACGCTCTGCGGGAAATCGCCGCCAAGCTGGCCGAGGCCCTGAAACCGGTCATCAACGCCGTGCTCTCTGCCCTCAAAAAGCTCTGGAAGGTATCGGCCAAGGCCATCGGAGTGCCGCCGAAGTGGCTGCACCTCGCAGCTCACGCAAAGAAAGCCAGAACCCGGAAGAAGTACCGCAACCGCATCCGGCGCTATGTTTTCGAGGCTCTGGCTGCGGAAGGAGGTGGAGGCCCATGACAGCCAAGTGCGTCGGCTGCGGGCTCGACTGGAACGTCAGCATCTACCAGAAGATCCCCCGCACCGGCTACATCTGCCCGCACTGTGAGAGCCGGCTCCGCGCCGGCGAGACCCTGCCAAACATTCAGGCCAGCCAGAAGGCTCGGCCGCAGAGAACGAAAGGAGCAACCCCATGAAAAAGATCGCACTCAAGAACGCCGCCCGCGGCACGGCCTTCGACTATGCCGGCCAGAGCTGGATCCTGCTGGAGAATGATGACGGCCGCGCCCTCTGCCTGAGCAAGGACATCATCGAGACCCGAGCCTTTGACGAGGGCAACTGCAACAACTTCGCCGTCGCCAGCAGCAAGGAATACCTCAACGGCGCCTACCTCGACAACCTGCTCGAGGACGTGAACGGCCCCAACGCCTTCCTGACCACGGAGCTCGACCTGACCACCGACGACGGCCTGAAGGACTACGGCACCTGCACCGTCACCATCTTCCTGCTGACGGTCGACCAGTACCGGCGCAACCGCGACGTCATCCCCAACGCAGACGACTGGTGGTGGCTCTCCACCGCCTTCAGCACGAAGTCTAACGGCTACGAGTCACTCGCCCGCGTCGTCAGCACCGATGGCACGCTGGACTGGAACTGCGCCTGCCGCGGCAGCCTCGGCCTGCGTCCCGCTTGTTATCTGGACTCCGATCTCCTGATCTCCGTCGAGGACGACGAAGCCACCGACGACGTCACGCCGGAGCACGCCGGCGAGATCATCGCGGCGCTGGCCGAGCAGTTCGGCGGCACCTTCGCCACCGAGGATCAACTGACCACGGCCCTCTCGTTTATGCTCGGCACCCTGAGAGCTACCCGCGAGAAGGAGGCCAAGCATGAGTAACCTCTCCACCCTGTTCGACCGCTACAAGGCCCTCGTCGTGTTTGATACCGAGACCAGCGGCCTCGACTTCGACAACGACCAGATCATCGAGCTCGCCGCCCTGCGCGTGGAGCGCACGGCCACCAGCGGCCTGCGAATCGCCGGCAAGATGGACACCTTCATCAAGCTGCCCGATGGCGAGACCCTCCCGGAGAACATCGTCAGCCTGACCGGCATCACCGACGAGCGGCTCCAGACCGAGGGCGTGCAGCCTGCCAAGGCGGCCAGCCAGATCGCCAAGCTCATGCAGAACGGCCCGACGCTGATGATCGCCCACAATGCACAGTTTGACGCCTGTTTTCTCCGTGGCCTGCTCCGCGGCCAGAAGGTCGGCCGGATCGACTGGCTGGACAGCCTGACGGTCTACAAAGACCGCAGGGCCTACCCGCACAAGCTCGCCAACGCGATCATCGCCTACGACCTCACCGGCAAGGTACAGAACAGCCACCGCGCCATCGACGACGTGCTGGCCCTGTTCGAGGTGCTGAAGGCGATGGACGACGAGCGCGAGGATCTCGGCAGCTACGTCAACCTGTTCGGCTACAACCCCAAGTACGGCGTCAGCGGCCGCCGGATCGTGGGCGTCAGATATGAGCCGCAGAGCTTCAGCAAGGGCCTGACTCGCCCGGAGCAGACGCTCCCGGCCCGCGTGGCGCGGAGGTGACAGCATGAGCCCGGAGATCACGATCACGAGCGAGGAGCTGCGCGAGCGCGTCGAGGATCGCCTCGACCGCTGGATCCCTGACGACGTCTGGAACCGTGCCGAGCCCTACGCCCGCCACAAAAACGAAGTAAACCGGCAGCGGCACCCCGAGATCGACTACTACGACAACGACTACCTCCTGCTGCTGACCGCTGACACCGTCCGAGAGACCGAGTTCAGCGACCTCACTCACGCCCTCTGCGATCTGGCCGTCGCACGGGCTCAGTGAAAGGAGAAACCAATGGAAACCACAAAAGAAAGGGCCGCCCGTTGCGACCGGGCGACCCATGCGAGAAGATCCAGCAGCCTGCCAGCATACGGATCCCGCACCGCAAGTATAACACGCCGGCGCCGCCGTGCCAAGAGGAAAGCCCTGAGAGCTGCCACGCTGGCCGCTGCCGTCCTTCTGCTGGGCGGCATCTCTGTGGCAATCTTCACCACCCCGGCCGGCAGCAAGCAGGAGACCAACATCCTGCCGCCGACCACCACTGTCGGCACATACATCCCGGACACCACCGCCCCGGCCGCTGAGACCGTGGAGCCGACCGAGCCCGCCGTGCGCTACCCTCTGACCGACGCCGAGCGCGACGTCGTCGAGCGCGTGGTCATGGCCGAAGCCGGCGGGGAGTCCTTTGAGGGCCAGATGCTCGTCGCTCAGTGCATCCTCAACGCAGCCGAGAAGCGCGGCGTCGACCCCTCTGAGGCCGTCGTCCTTTACAGCTACACCAAGAGCCGGCCGGATCCCACGCAGCGCGTCAAGGACGCCGTCGCGGCCGTGTTCGACCGAGGCGAGACCGTCGTGGACGAGCCGATCCTCTACTTCTACAACCCCGCCCTCGTGACCAGCGACTTCCACGAGAGCCAGATCTTCGTCATCGAGGAAGGCGGGCACCGTTTCTTTGCAGAAAGGAGTACCAGATGAAACACCTCACCGAAATGAAGCCGGGCGAGACCCTGCACCTCCGCAGCGGCCGCGACCTCGAGCTCGAGAGCGTCACCCCTGTCACCTGCGGCGTGATGCTCACCTTCAACGTCACCGAAAGAAAGGAGCACAACAATGAGCGATAAGACCACCGCGGCCCTCGCTGCCGAGCAGGCAGACGCAGAGGCCACCACCACACAGGAGCCCGAGCTGCTGCCTGCTGCCACGCTGGACGAGCTGGAGCAGGTCGACCTCGGCACCGTTGCAGAGGGCGAGCGCGCCCCGTTCCACATCACCGACGACCGCTGTGCCGACTGGGCCATCCGCAAGATCGCCGACGAGCGCAGCGAGTACGACCGTCTGAAGGCTCTGGCAGACGAGCAGATCGCGGCCATCAACGAGAAAGTCGCCGCCGCCCGCAAGCGCATGGAGAACGGCACCTCGTACCTCACGAGCTGTCTGGCCGACTTCTTCGCCACCGTCCCCCACAAGGAGACCAAAACGACGGAGAAGTACCGCCTCCTCTCCGGCACGCTGACCTTCAAGAAGGGCACCACCAAGACCAAGCTCGACGAGACCAAGCTGGTGCCGTGGCTCAAGGCCAACGGCTACGGCGAGCTCGTAAAGGTCGAGGAGTCAACCCGCTGGGCCGATCTGAAGAAGCTGCTCAGCTACACCGGCGACATCGCAACCCTAACCGAGACCGGCGAGATCGTGGAGGGCGTCACCGTCTACGAGACCCCGGGCATCTTCACGGTCGACGTGTAAGGAGGCACCGACATGGCAGAAACCAAGAAAACCGAGGCGGCCGCTGCTGCGGCCCCTCCTGAAGCCGCCTGCCTGACGCTCCGGCAGAAGCTCGTCGAAATGCGGAAAGCCTGCCCGGAGATCGTCAAGAAGCAGCACAGCGACGGCGTCAGCTACAAGTACGCCAAGATCTACGACGTGTGGGAGAAGATCACCCCCATAATGAACGAGCTCGGCGTCGACTTCGACGTTATCAGCGAGCAGGCCACGCGCCACGCCGAGAACGGCGACCCGGTCTACTGGATCACCATGCAGACCAAGACACGCAACGGCGACAAGCTCATGTTCCTCTACGAGGCCGACCTGACGATCCGCTGGCTGAACCTCGACAACGACGACGAGACCATCGAGGCCACCGTCCACGCCGTCGGCTGGAACGATGACCCCGCCAAGGCCAAGGGCGCGGCACACACCTACGCCCTGAAATACTACCTTTTCGAGAAGTTCACCGTCGACCAAGGTGAGGACGACCCCGACAACAGTGACTTCGGCGCGCAGGGCAAAGGATCCGGCGCTGGAGGCCGCCAGCAGGCCACACAGGGCCGTCAGGGGCAGGGCTCCGGCCGTCTGAGCGACGCGCAGCTCGCGCGCCTCTACAAGAAGGCAGAGGCCGCAGGAATGACCAAGGAGCGCACCAACGCCCGGATCGTGGAGAAGTACAAAAAGCAGGATCCGGCCACCCTGACCCGCCAAGAGTACGACGAGATCTGCACGTCCCTCGACAATGCGGCCGCACAGCATAACCAGCAAGGAGGAAACGCCTAATGTATAACCACACCGGCCTCCAAGGCCGTCTAACCGCCGACCCTGAGCTCAGGTACACGCAGCAGGGCACGGCGATCACCAGCTTCACCCTCGCCAGCGACACCGGCCGCAAGACCAAGGACGGCAAGAAGATCACCAACTTCATCGAGTGCGTCGCATGGCGCGCACAGGCCGAGTTCGTCTGCAAGTACCTGAGCAAGGGCCGCCTCGTCCTCGTCGAGGGCGAGCTCACGAGCCGCAGCTACGAGGACAAGGACGGAAACCGCCGCAAAGCCGTCGAGATCACAGTCGACTCCGTCCACTTCTGCGACAGCAAGAAGGACGGCGGCCAGAGCTCTGGCAGCGACTTCGCCGATCCGGGCTACTCTGAGGGCTCCGGCGACTTCACGGAGATCGAGGACAATGGCGACCTTCCATTTTAACCTGACCGCCGGACGACCGGCAGACGACCAAAAGCAGACCACAAACAAACGACCACAGAAAGGAGGTGACGACCGTGGCATGGCTGCAAGTGCATCAGACACTCAAGGATCACCGCAAACTGTTCGACGCTGCTGACCAGCTCGAAGTCGAGCCGCCGCACATGATGGGGCTGCTCGTCTCGTTCTGGCTGTGGGCCCTCGACAACGCCCCGACCGGCAGCCTCGTCGACATCACGCCGCGCATGATCTCGCGGGCTGCTCAGTGGGACGGAGACCCCGAAAAGCTGGCGAAAACGCTGATCCGGGCGGGCTGGATCGACGAAAAAGAGGATGGGACGCTCGAGATCCACGACTGGTACGAGTACGCCGGCAAGCTGATCGACCAGCGGCAAGCCGAGAAAGAGCGATCCCGCAGTCGCCGGGCCGCTGCTGCGGCGTCTGCCGACGCCTCGCCGGACGACCCAACGCCGACAGCCGGACGACCGGCAAACAGCCGTAAGAAAGCCGGAGGCAGAGTAGACCAGAGTAGAGAAGATAAGACAAGAGAAGGTAATACACCCCCTTCCCCCTCTGACGAGGGGAGTGACGGCGGCACGAAGTCGCTCGTCGAGGCCAGATTTCTCGAGTTCTGGAAAGCCTACCCGAAAAAGACCGGCAAGCAGTACGCTCTGAAGGCGTGGAACAAGATCAAGCCCACCGCTGAGCTCCACGAGAGGATCATGCAGGCGGTCGACGCTCAGAAGCGGAGCGACCAGTGGCGCCGGGAGAACGGGCGCTACATACCGAACCCGAGCACATGGCTCAACGGCGGCTACTGGGACAACGAGGAGGTGAACGAAGGTGCAGAAAATCAGCGAGATCCTGAACAGCCCGACAGCTCCGGCCGAGACTGGGGCAAGGGCTTCAAGCCGGCCGACGACGAGTGACGCCGGTAACTGGATCTGGAGCAACGACGAGCACCTCGCCGGTCGTCCCGGAGTCCCTGAGCCCGTCCCCTGCGAGTTCTGCGGCGCCCTGCGCTACCACAAGGGCATCCAGCTCGGCAACCGCATCCTCTGGCCTCCCTACGGAGCCGAGCGATGCACCTGCCCCGAGGCTGTGGCTGCCTACGAGAAGGAGAAGGCAGAGCGCGAAGCTGCTGAGGCCGCAGCCGCCAAGGCTGAGGAGGAGAAGAAAATGCGGGAACGCATCAAGCGCATCGTCGGCGAGTCCGGCATGGGCGACCGTTTCCTGCGGCGCACCTTCTCCACCTTCCAGCTCACCGACGACAACAAGCGAGCAGCGGCAGCCGCCCGGCGCTATGCAGAAGGCTTCGACGCCATGCTGCCGCAGCCCGGCCGTCAGGAACCCGGCCGCAACGGCTTGTTTATCGCGGGCCCGCCGGGCACCGGCAAGACCCACCTCGCCGCTGCCATCGCCAACCACCTGATCGCGCAAGGCAAGCCGGTCATCTGCATGACGATGATCGACCTGCTGGAGCGCATCAAGCGCACCTACTCCGCGACCGGCGGCAGCGAGAGTGACGTCCTGAAGATCTACAAGACCGTCCCGCTCCTCGTGATCGACGACATCGGCAAGGAGCCGCCGACCGAGTGGGCGATCTCCACGGTCTACAACATCATCAACGGCCGCTATGAGGCATACCTGCCGACCATAGTGACCACCAACTACGACACCGAGGCCCTGATCGACCGCATGACGCCGCGAGAAAGCCACGACAGCATGACGGCCCGGGCCACCATCGACCGGCTCATGGAAATGTGCAGAGGCATCACCCTCACCGGCCAGAGCTGGCGCTCACGATAGGAGGAACAACATGAAAAAGGTTTACATCTGCTCCCCGTGCCGCGGGGACTACGAGAACAACATCCAGCGCGCCAAGGAGTACAGCCGCGCGGCTGTGGAGAAGGGCGTCATCCCCGTCACCCCGCACATCTATCTCACGCAGTTCATGGACGACAACGTCCCCGAGGAGCGTGAGCTGGCCCTGAAGATCGGCAGCGAGCTGGTGCTCGGCTGCTCCGAGCTGTGGGCCTTCGGCATCGACCACCCTTCGGCCGGCATGGCCGCGGAGATCGAGCTCGCCAAGGCGCACGGCATCCCCGTCCGCAACGGCTTCGAGGCCATCAGCGAGCTGAAACCCGACGAGGAGCCCGAGGACAAGCCTGACATCGGCAGCGTGACGCTGCACCTGCCCGCCTTCAAGGCGATGGCTGTCTGCAACCAGCATCTCGACCACGGCCCCATCAGCATCGAGCTGGATGGCAGCGTCATCCTCGAGCTCGCCGACCGCCTGATCTCCGATCCGGGCGTCCACATCGAGATCGGAGGCTGAACGCCGTGACGAAGTACGACCCGAGAAAGAACGCGGAGGGCTACAACGACCCGACGCCCTACGCAGCCGAAAAACACATGATGGCGCAGATCCGCGGCAAGCAGGCCAGAGTCGCCGGCGGCTACTTCGAGAATATCATCTCGGCCTCGTGCGACTACTACCTCAGCCGCGGCCTCGCAAAGATCGAAAAGACGCCGGAGCCCATGAAGCCCCTCGGCGCCAAGAACCGCAAGGGCCAGTTCCTCGCCTGCTATACCAAGCAGGCCCAGCCGGACTATGGCGGCACCCTGAAGGGCGGCCGGAGCATCTACTTCGAGGCCAAGCACACCGACGACGAGCGCATCGAGCAGCGCCGGCTCACTCAAGAGCAGCAGGACGACCTCGAGGCCCATCACAAACTCGGCGCCATCGCCTTCGTGCTCGTCTCCGTGAGCATGACAGACTTCTACCGCGTGCCGTGGCCCGTCTGGCGCGATATGGCCGAGATCTACGGCCGCAAGTACATGACGCACGCAGAGCTCTCCCGCTACGAAGTACCGGCGACGGCCGGCTTCATCAAGTTCCTGCACGGCATCGAGTCGGAAGTGCTCGGAAAGGAGGCAACAACGTGATCCCGTTCCCGGATAAGAAATACAGCATCATCTACGCCGACCCGCCGTGGAGCTATCAGAACCGCGGCACCAGAGCGGCAGCCTCCAAGCACTACGACACCATGACCATCGAGGACATCAAGCGCATGGGCGTCGGAGCTGCGGGGGGGGGTATTGCTAACGAGGATTGCGTGCTTTTCATGTGGGCGACCTTCCCCATGCTCCGCGAGGCCCTCGACGTGATCGAGGCGTGGGGCTTCAGCTACAAGACCGTCGCCTTCAACTGGGTAAAGCAGAACAGAAACGGCACCGGCATCTTCATGGGGCTCGGAAACTGGACGCGCAGCAACTCAGAGATCTGCCTGCTGGCGACCAAGGGCAAGCCGAAGCGCATCAGCGGCAGCGTCCGCAGCATCGTCCTCTCCCCGCTCCAGCAGCACAGCAGAAAGCCGGCCGAAATCCGCGACAGGATCGTCGAGCTGATGGGAGACCTGCCCCGTATCGAGCTTTTCGCCCGAGAGGCTGCCCCGGGATGGGACGTGTGGGGCAACGAAGCGCCGACGCCTGAAGTCAAGGACGCGCCAGCCGACAGCGTCGAGCTGGCCGGAAAGGAGGAAACACATGAACCAGACAACCAAAGAGACCCGGCGCCGCAGCTATGACGCCGTACTCCCCAAGCGGGCCGCCCGCTGCCGCCTGATCCTCGAGACCCTCGGCAACCGTGAGCTCACGGCCAGCGAGATCACCGAGGAGCTCGTCGCAGCCGGCCGGATCCCGTACTTCAACCGCAACTACGTCGCCCCGCGGCTCACAGAGCTGAAGGAGATCGGGATCCTCACGACGGTCGGCCGCCGTAAGGCCACCCGCTCGGACGCCACCGAGGCCGTGTGGGCCAGAGCGGAGCCTTCAGGCCCCACGGGACAGACGGCCGCAGCCTACGCAGACAACCCGACCGAGGCCGAGCAGATGACGCTCGGATCGGCCACCTGAGAGGAGGGCCAGCATGGAACGTCTGACCCACGAGAGAGTCAACGGCATCAAGACGGGCTACTGGAGCGCAGCCACCAAGGAGGTGCTCGTCCAGAAGCTCGCCGCCTATGAGAACACGGGCTATGAGCCCGACGAGATCCGCGCAGCCATTGAACAGGCTGCCAAGAACAGCGAGACCAAGACCGCGACCATCATGGCCGAGTGCATCGCCGGAGCGATGAAGGACACGCTCGAGAAGTATGGCACGGCCGGCAGCGGAAAGAAAGGAGAAACCCCATGAACGAACAGAACCAGCGCGACAGCATCATGTCGATGGCCCGCGGCGCCTTCGAGGAACGCGTCGACTATGAGATGGACAAGGTGATCCAGAACATCCTCGACCCCAACACGAAGGCCACGGCCAAGCGCAAGATCACCCTCACCATCGAGCTGACCCCGGACGACGAGCGCCGCACCATCGGCGTCCAAGTGACGGCCAAGTCTACGCTCGCAGCCACCAACCCCGTCGCCACGGCCCTCTATGTCACCTCTGACGGCAACGGCGAGCTCGTCGTCGCCGAGATGGTGCCGCAGGTGCCCGGCCAAATGAACATGGACGGCACGCAGCAGGAGGCCCCGAAGCTCCTGAAGCTCGTCCAGCACGGATAAACACCCACAACACAGAACAAGGAGGACAACACAATGCTCGCAAAAATGATCGACAAAATCGTCAGCCTGAAGGAGACCAAGATCTTCGAGATTGACGGCCAGACCTACGCCGACGCATCACTCACCCGCATCCCGCCCCACGTCGACCGCCCCGACTGCATCAGCGTCAGCGGCCTCGATAGCATCTGCAAGCTGATCCGCACCGAGCTCGAGAAGGTCGGCACGACCATCATGGTGCAGGTCAAGAGCAACGACACCGTCGAGGTGATGACCACCTACCTGAGCGACTTCTCCCGCAACACGCTCTACCGCGCCAAGGCTGACGCCCCGGGCCTGTACACCGGCTTCAGAGGACGCGAGGTAGCCCTGATCGAGCTGCGGAGTCTCTGCATCCCCAACGAGGGCACGGCCTACCTGCTCGACCTGCTGAGTCGCATGACCAACGAGAACAGCGTCAGCACCAACGACAACGGCGTCACGCAGACCGTCGAGGCCCGTCAGGGCGTCGCCCTCAACGCGCTCATCGAGATCAAGCCGCGCGTCATGCTGCGGCCGTTCCGCACCTTCCTCGAGGTGGAGCAGCCCGAGAGCGAGTTCCTGCTGCGCGTGGATCCCGACGAGGGGATCGGCTTCTTCGAGGCTGACGGCGGCATCTGGAAGCTCGAGGCCAAGAAGAACATCGCCGACTACTTCCTGAAGAACATGGGCGATCTGATCGACGCCGGCAAGGTCGTCGTCATGCAGTAAATGGAGCGCCGGGCGGGCTCCGGCCCGCTCGGCTTTTCTGAAAGGAGCAGCACCGTGAAAGAATACGAAACCCTCACCCGTGAGAAGGTCGACGTCGTGCCCTTCGGCTGCGGTATGCCGGAGACCCACCTGATGCAGGACTGGAGCGACAGGATGCTCGACCTGATCCTGAACGGGCCCACCATCAACGGCATCAAGAAGGACGAAGTGCGGGCCATGCTGCGCGAGACCTACACGGCCCTGAAGCAGTACGAGAAGATCGGCCCGATGGCCTCGCCCTTCATCAACGACCCGACGGCCATCGTGGCCCGGGCCTTCTCTGAGCTCTACCCCGGCGTCGAGTACGTCGCGCAGTACGTCCCCGACCTGCGGGACGAGACCAACGGCACCGCCTACGGCCTGACCATCTTTCCCGACGACGGCAGCACGCCGATCGTCTGCATCTCGGCCGAGGCGCCCATCAGCGCCGCCCCTGAGCTGCTGGCGCACGAGCTGGCCCACGTCGCCACCCCGGAGGACACGGAGCACGGCGAGAGCTGGGGCGCAGCGTCGGAGGCCATATTCAAGAAGTACAACGAGCTCCTCGACACCATGATCCCCGACGAGCCTGAGCCCATCCTCTCGCCCCACCAGCCCGGAGACGGCGGGATCCTCACCATGCCGCTGCGCGATAACGTCCCGGAGCCTCCGACGGACGACTGGCAGCTCACCACCTGCCCCGTCTGTGGCGCTGAGTGCTGGCAGACAGACACGGCCCGCCGGATCCTCGCACTGGAGCCCGACGTCCGAACCGCCTGCACAGCCTGCGCGCTGAAGGGGCTCGGAAAATAATACTGGAGGTAATACATGAACAACGAAAGAAACAACACGACGGCCGGCGGGATCGGCTTCTGCGGCCTTCTCGCCGTCGCCTTCATCGTCCTGAAGCTCACCGGCGTCATCAACTGGAGCTGGCTGTGGGTACTGGCCCCGATCTGGATCCCGACCGCCATCACCCTCGCCATCATCGTGATCGTGCTCGTGGTCATACTGGTCAGAGAGCTGACGAAGGGAGGCCGCCCGTGATGACCACGGAGGAACGCCGGGCCCTGCTGGATCGTGCGATCACGGCCTACGGCGCGCCGGCACAAATGGACATGGCCGTCGAGGAGATGGCCGAGCTGACCAAAGCCCTCTGCAAAATCAAACGGGCACAGGCTGGCTGCGAAGTGACCGCAGCGATCGGCAACGTGATCGAGGAGATGGCAGACGTCCAGATCATGCTCGACCAGCTCCGCATCATCTTCCACCGATCCACCGAGGAGGTCGAGGAGGCGAAACTGGAACGGCTGAAAAACCGTCTTGACGGCCGAAACAACTGGCAGGGCTCCAGCCTCCACAAGTGGATCGAGAAACAATTCTCCACAGGAGGTGACGGCCATGAATAAACCGCAGCCGCAGACCGGCCCCGAGATCGAGGAGTACAGCACCACGGCCACGCCGAAGGCATACGCCGGCAGCGTCCCTGTGTTCTGTGCACACGACGCCATCGTCCCGCTGAAGGAT